AGCCAAAGCATGATAGCATTACACGGCTTACACTCAGCCTATATAATTACTGTACGATTACCCTTACCTGTCCATCGACTCCGATTCTTCTTACCATTACAGGCATGTCGAGGGAAAGGGACACGCACAATACTGCGAGGATCATCACGCATCCACTCCTCCCTCAAGCTACGGTTGGTAGCCCTCCGCTCATTAGCACCACTAGCCCTATCTTTCTTAGTCTTACCATGCCTAACTTTATCAGCGTATTTGTTAATCATTGTATTTCTCCAGCATTATATGTATCAGTTCACAGACAAGAGCCCCCATTACTAGGTAGCCCACTATTTCTACAGGGATTAGTCCCATGTTACACCACTACCTTAAGATCTAAGATACGCAGCTCTAATTCTAAAGCATAGAATGCCGTAAAATCCATACGGTTAGCCGCCTCTTTTCTCATGTTAATTAGGTTAATATACAGGTTGATATAGTTCATTGCTCTACCCCTTGTTTCTATTGTCAGGCCCACGGCTTACAGTGTAAGGGCCATTGCTCCCACCTTTATTAAGGGAATCTCGGATCTCCTTAGCTTCTCCCTTCTTATCAGTGTAGAATACTCCCTCTCCCACTACAGCTAATACCTCTACCCCTTTACGGTTTACTACACAAAATAGACGTTTCATAATTATTTCTCCGCATCTTAGTTATGTGTTGTCAGAATAACAGACACACTAAAGCACCCTATACCATTAAGCATAAGGTGCTTGATTTGTCGGCTATCTAGTTAATGTTAGCTTGCTATAGCTACCTTCTTATTAACTTCAGCATAAGCTTCAATAGAATGTTCTAACATGTCAGCCATAGCGTGTTGATTGTGCTCTATAGCGGTAGTCTTTTGATTCTGAAGAAAAGCAATAACCTTCAGCTGCTGCTTTGCTAGGTTATACTCAGGTTCAGGGGCTTTATCATTAGCCCATGATAACCAGCTATCCAGCCCTACAAATTCATTATGTAGCTTATCCCCCATTTCTTTGAGTTTACCACCTTTGATGAAGTTTTTAACCCCTACTTTGTTGCTATAGGTGGCTCCCGTGAAGTGGGTTAGAAAAGCTTTAACAGCATTAACCCGTACCCCGTTACGATTTTGAGCGAATCGTAAAGCATCCTGTAAGTATGCAATGTTTTTATTGTGCTCCCAAAACAGCTGAACCGCTCCCATAATCAACAACTCTTGATTGTAATTAGATATGGAATTCTTACCCATTTCTACTGCTAATGTGCTGTAAAACTCTGATTTAGTTATGTTTAACATGATATTCTCCAATAGTTTATTGATAAGCCCACTAGGATAGTAGGCTTACTCATAAGCTATAAAAGCTTGCTGTTGTACACAATGCGGTAGTCTTTCCACATACTAGGTATCTATTGACTTACCAGATTTACGGCACATAGCCGCTCTCCCATATCTCTATGAGTTGAATTTGCACCCCACTACTAACAATTGGTTACTCTCTAAGATGCTAATTGAGAATGATTCTCATTCGCATCTATATTGATAGGCTTAATCTATAGGGTTTTGTCATGCATCCGATTGCACCCTATACCTAGCATCTTGCTAGCCTATCAATCTGAACCGCCTGTATTCGTTAAGGTCTGGATTGACAGCGTCTAAACAGGGGGCTTTCGCCACATGCTGTTTAGGCACGTCTTTTTGACAACAGATAAGTTCCCATAGTTCTGGATTAATTTAATTACCTGACGAACGGTATGTTCACTAGCGTTCACAGCATCATGATAGCATTTCATAAGGCTATACATTATATAGATAAGAAAACACTATTGAGAATGATTATCATTTACCTTTATATGCAAGGAACATACCAATTAGCAGTACCGGTAGGCAACAGGAATCTATGCACTATCTATGCCAATATGAGATATGCTCTGTAAGCCGCATTATACCGTACATAGTAAGGCATAGGTTTGATATTATCGTTCAATACAGGGGCTTACAGAAGCTTACAGGATAGCGATAGAATGTTTTAATGTATACATATATAGAATTAATGTGAGGAATGTATGGTAAGTATATGATTGATAAGGGAATACTTGTAACCCTTTGATTCTATTAAGGAATACTAATGTCAAGAGGTATTAAGGGACGTAATGTAATTTCATCTGCCCCTTAAGAGGTATTGACCACTATATATAGGGGTATTCCTAGGTTGAACACACAATATCTAGTGGTATTCGAATAATTGATAAGGGTATAAATAGAATTAGGGGTAGGCAGGGGGTTCGAGGGGCTCCGAAAGTGTGCATGGCACCTCCTAAATTTCTAATAGAAACTCCAGTATTCCACCTCTTCTCCTATAAGCCCACCTGTAAGCCTCTTAGGGATTCCTTAGCAATATTCATAGGAATCCTCAGGTTTCACCCTGAGAAAATCTCAGATAAATGTAAAAAACATTCAGGGATGTTCCTATATTTTCTTATTATATATAATAGGGGTTTTAAGGAAAGGCTCTCTTAAGAGCGAATGTAATGAGCCTTAAGGAATTAAGATGCTTTCCGGAATACAATAGGATAGAAGCTATGAAGATATTAATACTTATCTATACATTATGTAATTCTCCTCAATATTTAACAGTGGTGGATGGAGTTAATATAAACGTCCTCCCATATACAGATGCTTCCTTTAAGCTTATAGATGAAAACACTAAAGGGAGAGATTACAGCTTTGGAAAGATTCCTTTAGATATACTAGAAGAAGGAATGTGTACTTAATAATAATAATGCAGCATAGGAATATGAATGGCTAAAATAACAATATCAGACATCACTGCTGCATTTGCCAGTACAACTTCAATTAATGCGAAGTTTCAGCAGTTAGAAGATGAGCTGAATGATAAAGTACTCTATAGGGATAATCCAGCTGGGGAAGACAATACAATGTCTAACTCTATAGACATGTCTACTAATACGATTATAAATTTAGGAGCCCCTGCTGCTGACAACGATGCAGTAAGGCGCGTAGACTTAAGCTTAGCTTCTTTTACAGATACAACCCTCCCCAGTCAATCAGGAAATGAAGGGAAGCATCTAGGTACTGACGGAACTACTCAGGCTTGGGTCGATACACTTCCTGTTATAGACGATAAGACAGGGGCTATTGCTCTTACTCCTACCGCTAATACATTCCTCTATGTCAAGAGTACAGATGGTGGGGTATTTAAAGGGGTTACAGGGGCAGTGGCTGGAACATACTCAGATGATGGAGGTTCCTATTGTGGAACAGTCTTCCTCCCTTCTGGTGGAGATGGATCAACTGCTTGGGTCAGAGAGTTCGCAGGAGCAGTTAATACAGCTTGGTTTGGTACAGCTGGCGATGGTGTTACAGATGATACAGCATCAATACAAGCTGCTATTGCTTATCATACAACAGGTAGTGGCTCTGTCTATATACCTGACGGAACATACCTTGTTACAAGTACGATATTAATTGACCAATCAAGAGTACATATATATGGAGCAGGAGTAGGTGCAACTCATATCGACTTCGAGCCTACAGCAAATGATACATGCTTCCTCTTCGAGAACGATAATGATGGTGTCTTATATCAAGGTTCATTTAGGCATATCTCTTTCTTCTCTAACGATACAACATACACAAAGACAGTGTTAGAAGTTATTGATTGCTCTGGATACATACTGGAAGACTTGGGTACAATATACCCACATATGTATGGAGCAGGATCTACTTTTGCTCATTTTAAAGGCAGGGAACTTTGTGCTTGTAGCGAGTGGTACGCATTTGCAGATCGCCCTATAGTCATAGACAATATTCCAGCACCACATCCCGCTGCTAACATTGGGTGTGACCACCATAACTTCCACAACATGTATCTAGGTTGCGGTGCAGCTTCTGGTTATCATGTGGTAGAAGTGCTAGATGGAGTGCTTCTTACCTCGTTATCTTTTACAGGGTATCAGGCTTGGATAGGAGGAGAACATGGCTTCTATTGGAATGACACAACTTCTACAGCCGTGTCTTCAGACATAACATTTAATAATGTAAGATTTGAACAGGGGGTAGATGCTACTAAGTATTTATATTATATTAGCCACAATCATGAAGTGCAGAATGTATCTATTACTGGAGGCAGAGGCGGAGACAGAGCTGGCATCTACCTAAGAACAGTTTCTAACTTCAAGGTAGCTGATTTTTACTATACATCTGCCACACTAGAAGCCTTTAACGTGGATGCAACAGTGTCTCAAATTAAAGGAAGTAATTGTTTTTGGCAAGCAGGAAGCACAGCGACAGTAGCAGGACAACAGCTCATCTTTTCAACTCCTAAAAACCCTAATACAGGCGCACTTCCTCCTAACTTTATTTATGATGAAGCGGCTAATGCTGCCACTGAGCCAACTCTGGGGCCAAGTTTTATAGGAGAGACACACTCTCTTGCAGACAACGCAGCAGTAGCTATACTTGCTTATAACAGTCAAATTTTTGTTAGCTCGTCTGGTGGAGGAACAGCTCAATTCGTTTCTCATGGCGCTTCAGCAGCAACAACAGAGTTGAACGACTGGGGAACAGTATTTAGTAATACTAAAGATAATGCTGGAACAACAAATATTTATTTTGATACAGCAGATTATTATCTCCAGAATAAAACTGGCGGACTCTTGACTTACAAAGTAACAATTATAGGCTCTTAAACTATAGGAAATAATAATGACACAACATGTAGACAGTACTACTGGTAATAAGGTAGATAAGCTGAATAGTACAGATAAAGCCTCTCATGCTTTCGAGCAGGGGCTTGGTGCTGGTGAACGCAACGTAGATAGTGCAACTGACGGTTATCAGGTTGTTCGTGAAGAATGTAATGTAGCGGTAATCTCAAAGACAGGGGCTGTAACTATAGGCGCTGGAGCTGCTGGGGATACTCACTTACTTGGGTTAATGATAACAGCTGCCTTAACAGGCACATGTACAATTGCAGGTTTTGATGACTCAGATGGAACAGCTCAAACAATAACATTACCAGCCGCAACTCCAGCAGGTTTTATCGACTTCAAAGGCGCTATTAATGCAGCAGGGGCTTTAGTAATAACGGCTTCTAACGGATCTGATGACAACCTTATCTCGGTGCTTTGGAAGGCAGCGTGAGTCGTTTAATTATTCCGCAATCAGGGGCTTTATTAGTATATGATAAGTTCTCAGGGATAGACGGTGATGTATTATCAGAACGTGTGCCAGATACTGTGAATATGCAGGGTTCTACATGGCAGAAAGACAATACATACGATCTAACGATATCTTCTAATAACTTGGAAACTGTTGGATTTACGGATGACGATAATATATTCAAAGAGAATGATCATTTCCTAGATGTTGGTACACAAGATGTAACGATTGAGTCTGTGATGGATTGTGAGAAGTCAGGTTCAGAGATTGTATTTCAAAGTATTTTATTAAGATACCGTGATTTTGCTAATCATTATGCTATTCAGTTAGACTATATTGGCAATATTGTTACTACAGTAATATTAAAAGAGACGGTGAATGATGTTACAACGGACAGGGGTGCGTACTCTCCGTCTCCAGCACATGACGGAACAGCAGTGATATTAAAAGCAATTGATGATGGATCAAGTATCACTATTTATTACAATGGCATTTCTGTTGTAACTTATAATACGGTAATGTTTAATGCCTCCACTAAAGTGGGTATTAAAGGTAATGATTTTAATGACCAGATTTGGCAATATTTCAAGGCGTGGAAAACATGAGCAGACTTTCAATGACAGATGTTAGTAAAGAACGAGTCTTGATTTATCAGCCGGGCTCTACTTTATTTGAAGATGATTTTACGGGAACAGACACTACAGCAATATCCGCAAGAACCGCTAACCCTGCGGTTAATGGCTCTTCATGGGTAGATGACGGAACAGAAGAACTTGTTATTGCTAGTGATAAGATGGTGTCATCAGGGGTGACAGGGACAACAAATAACTATGTATACGCCAATTTACAGAATCAAGATTATACAATAAACACCACATTTAAAAGTAACAGTGGAGGCTTCTTTGCCAAGCTGGATATTATCATTCGATATATTGATAAACAGAACTATATAGCATTGACTATGGATTCTAAGATTGGCGCTCCGAACATGTCGATCACAAAAGTTGTTGGGGGCGTTTCTTCTGAACTGCAAGAAATTCAAGCAGCTTCTGGTACGACTTATAAAGATCTTGAAGCTACCGTAGCTATTGTTGCTAATAATACATCTATTACAGTTACCGGATCATGGGCTAACGGTACGGCTATCTCAGGTAGCACTACTTCGTCTCTAATGGCAAATGCTACTAAAGTTGGTATTCATTGTGATACAACACTAATGACGATTAATGATTTTAAGGTTACTAAGACATAAGGTATTTATGAATAAATTTAAAGACAGCGTAGGACGCTTCTTCACTAAAGGTCTTTTTAAAGAGACTGCTATAGGGGAGAAGAAATTCGTCCTCTATACACTAGAAGAAGCAAAACAACTCTACTTGTCTTGTGATGATATAACAGGATATGAGTTTGCTTCTAATCATTTAGGGGGCTGGAAACATTGGATTGCTCTCCACAACTCCCCTACCCTTGAACCTATTCTTAGAGAATGGGAAGAGGAGTTAGAAGTTAAACTAAGATCTCAGGCAATAAAGAATATAATGACGCTTTCGGTAACGGATAAAGGATACCAAGCATCTAAGTTCTTAGCCGATAGAGGTTGGAAAGTCAAGGAGACTGGAAGACCGACTAAGGAGGCGATCCAGAAAGAGACTCGCGTACAATCACGGATGTATGAAGAGTTCAGCAACGTAGTTGATTTAAAGAAATAGGAATACATTATGGACTGGCGAGAACAGGCAGAGGCTAAATTAAAAAGAATGCCAGAGGCTATTAAGACTCTGAGGAAGTCCTGCTTAAAAGATCTAAGAGTTTTCGCTAGAACTATGAATCCCGGATATCTATATGGCGACATTCATATGGATATTTATAAGTGGATGATGGATTATGAATTATTCGGCACTGGTGATGGACTAACCGCCAATAAACTAATCATGCTCCCTCGTGCTCATCTTAAATCACACATGGTTGCTACATGGTGTGCTTGGATTGTTTCAAGACATCCTGAAGTTACGATATTATACTTGTCAGCTACATCTGAATTAGCTGAAACACAGTTATTTGCTATAAAGAATATACTTGGTAGTTCTAGATATCAAAAGCTTTTCCCTGAGTTCATCCATCCTGATGTAGGAAAGAGAGAACAGTGGAATAATAGAAAAGTATCTATAGATCATATTAAAAGATCTAAAGAGGGTATTCGAGATGCTACAATTGCTACAGCAGGATTAACAACTAATACAACAGGCTGGCACGCAGATATAGTTGTTCCAGATGACATAGTTGTTCCTGAGAATGCTTATACCGTAGAAGGACGAGAGCAGGTAAGTAAGAAGTCCTCTCAATTCACTTCTATTAGAAATGCAGGCGGATTTACAATGGCCTGTGGTACTCGATACCATCCATCAGATATTTATGACGCATGGAAGGTACAAGAGTATGATGTATTTGATGAAAAGACAGAAGAGCTTTTAGATACTCTTCCAGTATGGGATATAATTGAACATAAGGTAGAAGAGGATAACATCTTCTTATGGCCTAGATCTATTAGAGATGATGGCAAGGCTTTTGGCTTTAGTCGTAATGTTCTCTCTCGTATACGTGCAGAGTACGAAGATTTTGTACAGTTTTATGCACAATATTATAATGATCCTAACAGTGCTGATACAAACAGAATTGATAGGAGCAAGTTTCAATATTACGACCTAAAGAATGTTAGACATTTTGAGGGGAGATGGTATGCAAACAATAAGCCTCTCAATGTATATGCTTCCATAGATTTTGCTTATACTAAGAAGAAGAGGTCAGACTATACAGCTATTGTTGTTATAGGAATGGACTCGGATGGAAACATCTTTATTCTGGATATAGATAGATTCAAGACAGATAAAATTTCTGAGATTTATACAAGAGTGTTTGACCTACATACTAAATGGTATTTCAAAAGGCTTCGTGCTGAGGTTACAGCTGCACAGTCGATGATTGTAGAAGACCTTAAGGCGCGTATAAGGAAAGAAGGTATGAGCCTTGCTATGGATGAACATAGACCTTCTAGGCATCAAGGAAGTAAAGAAGAACGTATAGCCGCAGTGTTAGAACCTAGATATGAGAATCTAACGATCTGGCATTATAAAGGAGGGTATTGCTCTGCTCTAGAAGAAGAGGTTATCCTTGCAAGACCCAAACATGACGACCTTAAAGATGCTTTAGCTTCTGTAATAGAAACAGCTAAGCCTCCTAGAAGAATCAGAGATTTAGATTCACCTAATAATAAAGTTGTGTATAACACACGATTCGGTGGTGTATCTTATAATTAATAGGAATTAAAATGGCTGGTACTAATGCAGAACTAGATTTACTTCTCAAAGAGAATACAGACGATGCTGGGAAGAAGATAGGTCAGTTGTGGGATCACTGGTCTATGAAGCGTGATCCTAAGATTGAGCAGATAAAAGAGTTAAGAAATTACATCTTTGCTACAGATACAGGAACTACTTCTAATGCTACTCTCCCTTGGAAGAACAGCACAACCCTCCCTAAATTATGTCAGTTAAGAGATAACTTACACGCTAACTATATTAGCAGCATCTTCCCTAATGATAATTGGATTAAGTGGGAAGGAAAGACATTACAGGATGAGACTTACGCTAAGAAGAATGCTATACAGTCTTATATCTCTACTAAAGCTCATCAGAGTAATTTAAGAGATATAGTCTCACAGCTTCTGTATGACTATATAGACACAGGTATGACATTTGGTAGTACTTCCTATGTAAAAGAAGAAACATTCGATCCTGAGACAAACAGGAAGGTTTCAGGCTATACTGGCCCTAAAGCTCACCGTATAAGTTTCATGGACATTGTGTTCAACCCTGTTGCTCCTGATTTCAAATCTTCTCCTAAGATTGTTAGAAGTATTAAGACTATAGGAGAGTTGACAAGGATGGCTAAGACAGATACGATCTGGGCTGATGCCATTAAAAAGACTAAAGAGATTCGTAGGGGAGCAGCAGCTTTCACTACGCAAGATTTCCATAAAGCAGCTGGATACAATATAGACGGCTTTGGAGACATGCGTGAATATTACGGCTCAGACTATGTAGAAGTGTTGACGTTTGAAGGCGACAATTATAATGCAGATACTGAGGAATTAGAAGAGAATATTCAGATTATCGTAATTGATAAAAGTATTCTTGTAACCAAACGGGTCATCCCGTCTCCTCTAGGTAAGGATCGTATAGCTAATGCAGGATGGAGGAAACGTCCTGATAATTTATATGCTATGGGCCCATTAGACAACCTAGTAGGTATGCAGTATAGGATAGACCATCTTGAGAACCTAAAAGCTGACGCTTTAGACTTGATGGTACATCCTCCATTAGTTATCGAAGGGGATGTAGATCCTTGGGAATGGGGGCCATCTGCTGAGATACACATAGTGGGTGAAGGTTCAGTAACAGAATTAGGTAAGAACTTCTCAGGAGTAGCAGCAGCTAATAATGAAATTGCTATTCTCGAACAGAAGATGGAAGACTACGCTGGAGCTCCTAAACAAGCTATGGGTATTAGGACTCCCGGTGAGAAGACAGCATTTGAAGTACAGGCTTTAGAGAACGCAGCAGGACGTATATTCCAAGAGAAGATTACTAACTTTGAGATAAACATCTTAGAGCCTCTTCTTAACAGTATGCTTGCAGATGCGATAGCTTCTGGAGATGTAGCTGAAGTTGTCCGTACTTTTGATGAACAGATCGGAGTAGAGTCTTTCTTAAATGTTACAATAGAAGACTTGATGGCAGAGGGTTTAGTTAGACCAATAGGTGCTAGACATTTCGGACAGCAAGCACAGATACTACAGAACTTGAGTCAGGCACTGAATAGCCCTATTGGGCCTAAAGTAGAGCCTCATCTCTCAGGAAAAGCAATGGCTAGGTTATTAGAAGATAGCCTACAACTACAACGTTACAGCTTAGTTCGTCCTAATGTCGCTCTTACAGAGGCAGCAGAGACACAACAACTAGGTGGTGCTCTAGAAGAGGAAGTGGCAGTTGAACAAGCAACCCCTACTGAATAAGCCAAGTAACAAATGGATTAGCAACTTACCCGACAAAGATAAGAAAGAGGAGTTCTCTAGTAGACTCCTCGCTGCTAAGGACTTGTTTCAGCGATTAGGAGAGTTAGCTGAAACTATGAAAGATGAGAACAGTAAAGCAAGGACTGCTTTAAGTTCTTATGATAAACCAGCATGGTCTGAATTTCAGGCTGATGCTAATGGATATGAGAGGGCTCTTACTGAAATCCTCTTATTACTTAAATTTACTAAGGATTAACAATGTCTGACCAAGACCTATTTAACAACGATACAACCGATAATGTTCAGAATAAGGAACCCCCTAATACTGAGCAGCAGAATCAATCTACTGACGTAAACCAAATGTTAGGAATGATTGTGAATGCAGAAGGCACACAAAAATACGCATCTGTTGAGGACGCTTTGAAAGGATCTGTTCATGCCCAAGCCCATATAGTTAAATTGGAGCAGGAGCTGGCGCAAAACAAAATAGATCAAGATAAGTCTACTAAACTAGATGATGTAATTAATGCCTTTCAGTCAAAAGATTCTAACAACCAAGAAGAATCTGGGGAGAGTAATATCAACCCGACTGATATCCAAGATATCGTTCAGTCAGCAATGACGGATATCAATACTAAAGCAGCTCAAAGTGCGAACATAACTACCGTTACTGGTCGTTTCAAAGAACTGTATGGTGACAAAGCTAGTGAAACCTTGTACGGCAAAGCCGAAGACCTCGGAATGAGTCAAGAAGATATTAACAGCCTTATTGCTAAAAATCCTAATGCAGCTTTAAAACTGCTAGGAATCGACAAGGAAGCTAAACCTGTTCCTAACACGGATAATTCTAGTGTTAATACAGATAACTTCCAACATAAAGAAGTTGATCAACCTACGAGTTCTATGGGGTATGTCTCCAGTAAGGAACTCACAAGTAATTGGTTAGCTACTAAAAAACGAACTCTAGATCAACTAGGGTTAACTTAAGGAAATAAATTATGGCTATTACTTCAACAAGTAATACTGCCTTTGTCGAAGCAACGCAATATTCTAATTTTATTTTAGAAAACTTGCATGACGGCTTACTTCCCGGTGTATTCTACCGAGATGTATCTGACTTCGGTTCAGGCACTACGCTGAACATCAAAACTCTTGGTGAAGCGAATATTCAGGAAGTAGAAGAAAATTCTCCTATCCAATATACGCCTATCGAGTCTGGCACTGTTACATTAACAATCACTGATTATGTTGGTGACGGTTGGTATGTTACAGATGTTATGCGTCAAGATGGTGCTCAGATAGAAGCTCTGTTAGCTGGTCGTGGTAAAGAAGCGACTTATGCTATTCAGGAAAACTATGAAACTCGTCTATTGGCTGTAGCTAACTCTGCACAGACAGATGCTAATGCTAATAGTATTAACGGTTTCGCTCATCGTATTGTTTCAGCAGAAACTAATCGTACAATCACTTTACAGCACCTAATCAATATGAAGCTTGCTTTTGATAAAGCAGACGTTCCTATGGCAGGTCGTGTAGGTATTGTAGATCCAGTTGTTGAAGCTACATTGAACACTACTTACCAGATCACTGCTGCTGCGAATATGGATGCAAATCCATTCTTCATGGAAGTTATGAAAGGTGGTTTTGCTCGTGAGCATCAATTCATCACTAACCTTTATGGTTGGAATATTATTACTTCTAATCGCCTAGCGCGAGGAACTTGGAGTGATGGTACTTCTACTACTACTGGTGGTACAAGTGCTTCTGGTGTTGCTAACGTGTTTATGTGCGTTGCTGATGACCATACTAAGCCTTTGATGTCTGCATGGCGTCAACAGCCTCGTGTAGAGGGTGAACGTAATAAAGACCTACAGCGTGATGAATTCGTTCAAACTGCTCGATGGGGTCTAGGCGCTCAACGTGTTGATACGTTGGGTATTATCGGTACTTCAGCTACCGCAATCGAATAAGGAATATAGATTATGTCTACATATGAAAGCGATCCTGCCGGTCTTGGTATCGGTAAACGCTACGGAGATCGTGGCATCGGAGGCACAGTCGGTGAATTTATTCAAGACGGTGCTTTACGAGAAGTTGTATTTGAGTTACAAGGAGGAGAACCTGTTGATGCAGCTACTCTGACTACAACTCTTCCTGCTGGTTATTTGATTGATTCTATTGTTTATGAAGTAGAAACAATCTTTGCTGGAACCACCCCTGGGTTTACAGTAACTATCGGTGGTGGTACAGCTAGTACAGAAAATGCTCTTGGTGTGGCTATTCCAGCTACTGCCTATACAGCAGGTTCTATTACTAACTTGTCTAGTGTCACAGCTAAAGACCTTGTACTTACTTTAGACGCTGCTGGTCTTGCATCAGCAACAGGTAAGGCTACAGTAGTTGTAGCTTACAAAGTAGTATAACCTAATTGGGAGGGCTTCGGCCCTTCCTTTTATTTCAGTAAATTTTAGGAAATAACATGACTATAGAACACGATGCAATAACTGATCCTGAGATACATGAGCCTAAAGGCGCATCTACCGCTACAAGTAATACTACTTATGTCTCAGATGGAGCAGGAAGTGGTTCTTGGTTGGAACCTGAACCTAAAGGGGCTTCTACAGCCACTGCTGGTATGGTGTATCACGCAGATGGTGCAGGCAGCGGTACATGGGTAACTCCTTCTTATGGTGGGATATACAGTCATGATTCTGCGATAGCTGTCGCTTCAATAGGAACTACTATAAAAAAGCTTGAGGCTTTTGATGCAGATATGGTTAGTAACAATATAACGTCAGCTCATGCGAGCGCTCAAATCACTGTGATAACAACTGGTGATTACATGGTAAACTTCCAACTTACTTTTGCAACTACCGCCTCTGGGTATGCAGGTAATTACGAATTTCATTTATATATAGATGGGGTAGACTCTGGGTTGTTTGAATGCCATCGAGATATGAGCGGCTCTAGTGATGAAGGAAGTTGTTCTTTTTCAGGAATAGCTTCATTTACAGCAGCGGAAGTACTTACAGTGTATGTAGCATCCGATAGTGGCGCAGATACGGATGATATTGTAGTAAATAGTGCTCAATTATCTGTACACCTATTGAGGGCGACATAATGGCTAAATTAACACTCTTAGAAATAGTTCAAGACATAATGAACGATATGAGTTCCGACGAAGTTAACTCTATCTCTGATACAGAAGAGAGTGTACAAGTAGCTCAGATTGTAAAGACAACTTATTTTGAGATGATGGGTCGAAGAGATTGGGCTCACTTGTCGAAATTCACAACATTAAACTCTATTGGAGATAGTGCTAAGCCTACTCATTTAGGCACTCCTGATAACTTAATCCGTCTGGATTGGTTTAAGTATAATAAGAAGCTTACAGGTGATACTAGAAATAGATATAAAGATTTAGAGTATTTATCTCCTGATGCCTTTATAATTAAAACTAATGACAGAAATCTAGATGAAACTAATGTAACAGAAGTAACAGACTATGATGGGGCTAAGTTTCAAGTATTAAATGACCGTCAACCTATATATTACACTTCATTCGATGATAATTTTATTGTATTAGATAGTTATGATTCTTCTCTAGAGTCTACCGTTCAAGGGTTAAATACCCAAGTAAAGATTTACACAATACCTACATGGACAGTAGCTGATGATTTTGTACCGGATCTTCCTATGGAAGCCTTCCCTGCCCTATTAGCAGAAGCTAAATCTGTTGCCTCTTTTAAGTTAGATGAAGAAGCAGATCAGAAAGCAGAACAGCAATCAGAGCGACAACAGAAGAGGCTTTCTTTAAATGGCTGGTCAATAAACGGTGGGATAAAGCTTCCTGATTATGGAAGGAGAATTCCGAGGACTACCTCAGGCACTCATTTCAATAGGGAACAAACTTAATGACAAAGAAAACTAAACATAACCTCCCTCTTAAGAAGACATTAAAAGTAGTTGGGAGTGATACACATCCCACTCTTTATACGATTGTCTACCATGAAGGAGGCACAGTTCCTCATGAGCTAAGTATTGACTTTAGTAGTAAAAGATTTGCAAGTCAAGTCTTACAAGACTACTTACGAGATAAAGAGAAGAATAAAAGCTACCTAGAACATGTAAGGGACAAAGAAAATGCCGAGATCAAAGACAAAGTTAGAGTATAATACTTTTGTTAAAGGTTTAATAACAGAAGCGAGTCCCCTTACCTTCCCAGATGGTGCATCTCTTGTAGATGAAAACTTCGTGTTAAACAAGGACGGGAGTAGAAACAGACGTTTAGGTTTAAAATATGAGAATGATTTTGTAAAGAAGACTCTTACTAGCCTCCATAACACAACTACTAAAGTGAATAGCTATACATGGAAGAGTGTAAATGGAAACGGAAGTTTAGATATTGCTGTTTTCCAAATAGGGAGTCTTTTATATTTCTATGACAACAACGTTTCTCCTATCACAGGTTCTCCTTTAAACAGTGGGAGTGCTTTAGATCTTAGTATCTACTCTTCTCCTACAGACCTTGTTTATTCTTTTTCTTCTGTTAGAGGAGAATTAGTTGTAGCTACAGGTGGGGAAGAGGTTATTGTTGTGTCTTATAATGCAACATTAGATTCTGTTTCTTCTACTCCTCTTCGTATAGAAGTACGAGATTTATTTGGAATAGAAGAGATAGGTGTAGACCCTTTTGTTAGAAGAAGTGCAGCTTCTCATGAGCATAAATATAACCTATCTAACCAAGGTTGGCCTCTTCTTACTACCGTATCTACAGATGATATAGGCACAAGTGTCTCTACTAACATCTACGCTGCTGGCTATGCTGCTGGAGCTATAGGAGTCTACCCTAATAACTCAGACATATTTGGATCTTTTAAACTCTCCTCAGCAACTTCAATAAAAGCTATAAACTCTTTCTCTCCTTGGGAGATGGAGAAAATTAACACAGGAACAGCACAGGCTCCTAGAGGCTCTATTATTATAGATGTCTTTAATAGAGGGGCAACTAGAAACCTAAAGACCGCTTTAACTGTCCCTAATGATGAGAGTGTTGGAGGAGTAAGAAATGTAACTTCCTATGCAGGGAGGGCTTTCTATTCTCTTAATGTAACTTCTGAGAACGGTACAGATGAAAATTCTCCTGATCTCACTGCTATGGTTTGCTTCAGTAAGAGTACTACAAAGATTGATGATTTAGGAGAATGTTATTCGCATAACGATCCCTCTGCTGAGGACTTTAATAATCCTTTAGATACAGATGGGGGTTATATAGTATTATCAGGTGCTGGTGAAATATATGCTCTTTCTCCATTAGGGAGCTCCTTGTTTGTTATCGCCTCTAGAGGTGTATGGGAGATCTCAGGAGGAGAGTCTGTATTCTCTGCTACTAATCAACTAGTAACTAAGACCACAGATGCTGGAGCTATTAGCGGCTCCTCTGTAGTTGTAGGGGAAGCAATGATTAGTTATATGTCTTCAGGCGGGATATATGCTATCACGATTG